GAAGAAGACGTGGAATGGTCAATGAGAGTTCGTAATAAGTATGTAATGAAGTGTAATGGAAAGGCAATTGTTAGACATAACAAATGGCATAGACATGCAGGTCCTAATCCAAATGAACAATAAGTTAGTTATATTTGATCTTGACGGGGTATTGATAGATTCAAGAGACATACATTATGATGCTTTAAATAGTGCACTAGTAAAGATTAATCCCAAGTTTGTTATAACTAGAGAAGAACATTTGTCAAAGTATGATGGACTTGGAACTACAATGAAGTTAAAAATGTTAACACAATTAAAAGGTTTACCAGTAGAATATCATGATCAAGTTTGGCAAGAAAAACAAAAACAAACAATAGATATTTTAGAAAAATTGCCAGTAAATAAGATAGCCTTATCAATAGTTAAAAAATTAAAACAAGATGGTTGGAAAATTGCGGTAGCAAGTAATGCAATTAGAGAAACTGTTATAACAGCCTTAGATGCAATAGGCATACTAGGATATGTACAATACATTGTAAGCAATGAAGATGTTAAACATCATAAACCATACCCTGAAATGTATTGGAAATGCATGACAGCATTAAATGCTTTGCCTCAAAATACAATTATTGTAGAAGACTCTCATATTGGTAGACAGGGTGCTATGGCCTCTGGAGGACACCTATACGGCATCAAAGACGCAGATGATCTAGATTATAATAAGTTTTTTGATATGATAGATAGATTCGAAATGAAAGGAAGAGATCAAGTGCCTTGGAAGAATGAAAAGATGAATGTACTTATACCAATGGCTGGTGCTGGATCAAGATTTGCACAAGCAGGATACACATTTCCTAAACCTTTAATTGAAGTAAAAGGTAAGCCTATGATTCAAATGGTAGTAGATAATTTAAACATCGATGCTCATTATATATTTATAGTTCAAGAAGAACATTACGAAAAATATAATTTAAAACAAGTTTTAGGTTTAATAAAGCCAGGTTGTGACATTGTAACCATTAATGGACTAACTGAAGGTGCTGCAGTAACAACCTTGTTAGCAAAACAATACATAAATAATGAAGAGCCGTTGTTGATTGCTAACTCAGATCAGATAGTTGAATGGAATAGTAATGAATGTTTGTATGCTTTTGGTGCTGATGAAATTGATGGAGGGATTTTAACTTTTAAGGCAACTCATCCTAAGTGGTCTTATGCTAAAATTGGTGACAATGGTTTTGTTTCAGAGGTAGCAGAAAAAAATCCTATCTCAGATAACGCAACAGTTGGTATATATTACTGGAAGCATGGTGCAGACTATGTTAGGTACGCTGAACAAATGATAAATAATAATATTAGAACAAACAATGAGTTTTATGTTTGTCCAGTATTTAATCAAGCAATACAAGATGGTAAGAAGATAAGAGTAAAAGAAATAGAAAAAATGTGGGGTATAGGAACCCCAGAAGATTTAAACTACTACCTGGAGAATAACTGATGAATAGAAACAAGCAAGATTACTTAAATATGCAAAATAAATATTATGATCAGTACGCTGCTATATGGAGTCTACAATTTAGAGACCCAGTAGTTGGATCATATGATGGGCACAATAATTGGGCAGACTACGACACATATCTTTTTAAAGACTTTGATACAACAGGAATGGTAGCCCTAGACTACGGTTGTGGTCCAGGTAGAAATATAGTAAAGTTTAACAATAGATTTAAAAGAATTGATGGGGTAGATATATCTAGTATTAATCTTGACAAAGCAAAAGTAAACTTAGAGCATAACAATATTCCTATCCCTAATTTATATCATACATCTGGAGACAACCTATCTATGATAGAAGATAATATGTATGATGTTATGTTTGCAGTTATTTGTTTTCAACATATTTGTGTACATGAAATTAGATTTAATATATTAAAAGAAGCCTATAGAGTATTAAAGCCAGGGGGTAAACTTTGTTTCCAAATGGGATATGGTGGAAAAGAAGGCATTCCTACCGCAAAATATTATGACAATGTTTATGAAGCAGCAAGTACTAACGGACATGCTGATGTTAGCATTACAGATGAAGAAGAGTTAAAAGATGACTTGTTAAATAAGATTGGGTTTAAAAATTACAAATCAGATCTTAGACCAACTGGTCCTGGCGATAACCATCGTCAATGGATTTGGGTTCAAGTTGAAAAATGATTTATATAGCACATCGTGGTAACCTTAATGGGCCAGTACCAGATCAAGAAAATAATCCAGAGTATATAGACTACGCACTATATCATGGATTTGATGCAGAGATAGATCTTAGAGTATCTAATGGTGTTTTCTATTTAGGGCACGACAAACCTCAGTATAAAATAGATCTTGCGTGGCTAGAAGATAGACAACATAAACTTTGGATACACTGCAAAAATACAGATGCACTATCTTTTTGTATAGATAATTTTCTTCATTGTTTTTTTCATAATACTGATGATTATACAATAACAAGCAACGGATATGTTTGGGCATACCCTGGGAAACTAAAAGCATCAGACTCTTGTATATTAGTTATGCCAGAGTTAGGTCACGGAACAAAATTTCTTAAAGGCTATGGATATGCTGGAATATGTTCAGATTATATTGAAAAAATAAAGGGTAGAAAAAATGTTAAAGCCAATTGATTACAATAAACATTTTGTAATAGGAACACCTTTAGTATCATGGAAGTGTGATAAAAAAGAACACCTTGCTTGGATAGAAGATAGGCTTAACATAATTAATAAATTCCCTAATGTAAAATTCTTTTCATCGTTTGAATTAGATCATAGAGGTATAGAGCCCTTTATTGATGTTGTAAACGCACTAAAAGAAGTTAACGGAGACTATTGGACATATTCTATAAATGATATGCAGCCAAAAGTTACTTCTGAAAATAGGTGGATAAGAATTGAAACTGGTCGTAATCTTATTAGAGAGTTCGCTCAAAGAGCAAGAGTAACATCAGGTCATCATTGGGGTGAAGATTGTACAGAACAAAATGTGGGGGTAGTAAATTATCAAGCATTACTTTATGTAGACTCAGATATAGAATTAAATGCTCAAATTATTGAAAAGTTATTAGAAGTAGATAGGCCACTGGTAGGAGTCAATGTTCCAGAATATGGATTAAATGGAAAACAAATAAGTAATGATCCTCCAATACAAGAACACTGGACAACTGCAGGAATGTTGTTAGTAAATGCACCAGCATTTTATGACCTACCTTGGTATCATAATGCTTATTTAAACTTAAGTGACGATCCAACATTTCAGTCTATGGCAGAAAGACTTTTAAGAAGAGAAGGCGTCCATAATCTAGATACCCCATATGGAATGACATGGGTAAGAAAAGATATAAATGCACACCACAAAGGCCAATTATTGCCAGTAGAAGATAGACAAATCCAAGATAGAGTGCTATAATATTATGGTTGCCCTGCCAAATGGGGGGTAACAAATAACTCGCTGAAAAGGAGGAAAACATGGTAAGTTCACTAATGCGACAAATGCAACTAGAGCCTTTCTTCTTAGGTTTTGATGATGCATTTAATCAGTTGATGGGATTATACAGAATTCCTACATAAAGGAATTGCTACAAGATCATTCTCATCTACATTTGCTCTAGGAGAACACGTTGAAGTTGAATCAGCCGAGGTAGAAAATGGACTACTCAAAGTACGTCTAAAAAAATATCTGCCAAAGCATTTACAACCTAAAGAAATTGTAGTAAGATAGTACTACAGACTTTCCTTTAGTAGGGAAAAGACAGGGAGTGGGGTTGACAACAGCCCCACTCTTTGATATTATTGATGTCTCACAGATTGGATATATATGGCACTTCATAATCACGTATTAATAAATGGCTATTCGTTATTGCCACCAACAAATGAAAAGCAAACTATTGCATGGATGCAAGAGTTGGTTGATTCAATTGGTATGAAAACTATTCAAGGACCATTTGCATCTTATGTAACTAAAGAAGGCAATAGGGGTCTAACAGCAGTAGTTATGATAGAAACTTCTCATATTGCTATGCATGTGTGGGATGAAACAGATCCAGCATTTATGCAATTTGATTTGTACACATGTTCAACACTTCCAGTTGAAAAAGTAATTAAAAATCTAGAAGATCATTTTGGATTGTTTAATTATACAACTTTAGTTTTAGAAAGAAGTGAAGGATTTAAGATTGTTCCAGAAGATAAATGGTCTACACTAGTATGACAATGCCAGACTGGTCAAATTGGGACTCTCACAAACTATTAATAGAAGCAGAGTATAAAAATAGAATGGACTTTTTTGAATGGAGAGACTTAGGTCTTGCTAATAAATGGATATCAGAACCATTCTGTGATACACACGACAGTGGCTATATGACTGACGAAGAAGCAGAAGAATGGGATAATGGAAATGATCCATGCATGATGGTATTTAGAATCTGGGAAGATAATATTGAATTGCCAAAGGGTCAAGAAAGTTTATTTAATGAGTAGCAACTATGTCTTGATGGACTTTTGGGCAGACTGGTGTCAACCATGCAAACTTATGAATCCAGTATTAGATGAAATTGAAAAAGAATATCCTAATATTAAGATTGTAAGAATTAATGCAGACGAAGATGCTGCCATGGTGCAGGACTATAACATCACCTCTATTCCAACATATATCTTGATGAAAGATGATGAGATAGTTAATTTTGTTTATGGGGCTATGCCTAAATATAAATTTAAAAAGGAGTTAGGCCTTGATGAAATTTAAACTGATCTTATTACTGATACCATCATTGATATTTACATTATTAATCAGGGTATTGCCAAGTAAGCCAAGATCTTATATAATTAAGTTATCTTCTAAGATGATGGGAATTAAGTGATAATTGAACTAGAACCATGGGAATACGAACATGCTTATGCGGTAGGTATTAGAAGATTTACAGAAAATTGGGGTAAAGCAGATGCCTCATATTATCAAAATAATAATAAAGAAGAAGATCGTAATGCTCAAGCAGCATCTGCAATATGTGAATTGGCAGTAGCAAAATATACTAATCAATATTGGCATGGTTCTGTATGGGATGGTAGAAAACACAAAAGATATAAAGATATGCCAGATGTTGGTAAAAATATTGAAGTTCGTAGAGTAAGAACTCAGTCTGGACCAACGGTTCGTGAAAAAGATACTTTAAAACCTGACTGGATCATCTGGGGTGCAAAGTTAGCAGATGCAGAATACAGAACGGTAAAATTGCTTGGTTGGATTTCGGCGGAAGAAGCATGGAAAATTGGTATAGAAAATCAATGGGGCAAAATAGTTCCTCAAGAATTATTACATAAAGACTGGATAGAAGAAGAATGAAGTTCGGCGAAATTATGTATGATATATCCTCAAATCTAACTACGTTAGAAAAGGGATTAGCAGTACTAGGCTTTCTCCTATTGACATTTGCTGTTTCAATCACTATACTTGATTATAGAAACAAAGGCAAACATATCAACAAGAAAAGGTGGTAGTTATGGATATGTATGATGACTATAATGTAGAAAGAAGCCTTGAAATTAGTAAGGAAGAGGCTAAGGTGTTTAACTCTACAAGGGCTATTCGTAAAGACAGAGATGAGCAGGACCTTAAACTTGATAAGATTGTCTTTGATTCCCTGCATCGTAGAGAAATCATGATGGCACAAAGAATCATTGATGAGAATACCCTTTGTTTATCTGGGGTAGAACCTTGTGATTATTGTAGAAAAGAATTAGATTTACAATGATATTAATAAAGATAATACTAAGTTTATTATTAAGTGTTAATGTTATACCAGCATTTGCTGAAGAAATATCTACACCAGTAGAAGAAGCCTATGTACCACCTGCAGAGGCCTCTGAGGGCGTTGGTGGCTGGGCTGTTGTAGATCCAGTTACTAATGTCGTTCACGGTGTTATTGTTTGTGATATACAAAACTGTGGTCCAGGCGGCACCTTCAATGGCGTTCTTCCTGGTGAATACATGGGTTGCACAAACTGTAATTTAAGGTTTCAAACAAGGGCTACGGCAGATGGTAATGTGGCTGGATACAGTGGTCACTCATACGATTCTTCAGGTAACGTAAGTAATGATGGCAGTGTTAAGTGGGAGCCTTCTGATAACAGTTTTAGTATTAGCAATGAAACTAATAGTTCTGATGGTATAACAAAGACAAAGAAAAAACTTATACCTTCTCAAACAGCCTCTGATGGCAAAAGGTTAGAGACAGGATTAGTAGATATCGAAACCAAGTATGAGTCAAATGTTATAAACGGATCTACAGTAAAGATTGATATGACACAACCTAATGTAGATAGTCCTAGTTCTATCTTTGTTGATTATCCTGCATGGAAGAACTTTCAATACGACTCTATCGAGTCTCTAAAGACTAATATTGAGTCAGATGTAGAGTCAGCCTTAGTCTTAGAAGAAGAGCCTGTTATATCTACAATTCGACTCTTAACTGAGAAAGTTAAAAACTTTTTTGGTATGTTATTTGGAGGAAACAATGAATGATTGGCATAGACCTAATTTAGATCCTGAAGAGATAGCAAAGATTATTCGTGACGGCAGAGAAGAAAATGATAAGAAGTTTGAAACCTATGCTGAATATGTAGGATACATTGCAAGGGATAATGATAGGATACTTAAAGAGTATGATCATGACCATTCTCAATGTGAGCCTAACAAATTAACAAAAGAGGCTATGCAAGAGGCTATAGATGATAATAAAGAAATCTTAGATGCTCTTGGGTCTGACTATGATGATGATGGTTTACCCTATTGGGAGAAGTATAAGGATCAGCAAATCGAGGGTAGAGATAATGTCTAGAGATGTTAAAGAAATATTAGATGATATTAAGTATGCAGAAGAAAGATTATTTATATATTGATTATCTGTTAGTTGAAGATCCGTTATAGTCCCGCATAGTTCAACGGCAGAACGCCCGACTGTTAATCGGTAGGTTCCTGGTTCGAATCCAGGTGTGGGAGCAAAGGCCTCGATAGCACAGTGGTAGTGCATCCGCCTTGTAAGCGGAAGGTCGTCAGTTCAATCCTGACTCGAGGCTCGCAAATCAGGGGTAGAAAGGAGTAATATGTCTAACATAATATTTCTATTTACAGGTATATTTATTGGCATAACTATATGGTTATATAATAGTTGATATGTGGATTATAGATAGGGTCAAGGACGACAACAGGGGCCATAACCAGGCCAGATGCCACATATGTGGATATTCTTTTAATATAGATCTATTTACTCAAAAAGATGTAGCAATGATTATGGAGGCTCATTCATGTGGATAATAGAAGATGATATGGCTATATGCCTAATATGTCGAGAATCAATTCCTATCCAAGATGAAACCAGAGATGACTATTCAGAGGCTATGGAAACCCACGTAGCATCTCACGACAAACAAGGCGATTGGGAAATCGGGGGGTAGAAATATGGACAAATTTTCTTCTGTAATATCATATCTAATCTTAGTATCTTGTATACAAATAGGATTATTTTATTGGATTTTTAGGAATATGAATAAGTAATGGAACAACCAAAATTTTCGGGGGAATTCGAAGAATCATACTATCATAGTAAAGGATATATACCATTAGATCCTAATATATTCTATATGGATGAAACTCAGAATATAGAAGAAAATGTCCAAAAACCAATAGGAAATTCTTAATACCCCTGGCTTTTTGTGGAATAAAATAAGATAAAGATGTTATAAGAAAGTTATTATTGGAAGATAATGGAATAAAATGGAGGAATATGGGTGATTGGGCATATCCCCATCTTATCATAATCCTATTATGCTCTTATCCCACATATCACATATGGGCATATTTGTCAATAGTTCGTAATACTTTTTTATAATATGGGCATATATGAGCATAGTTCGTAATATATTTTTGACTTATATAGCCCAAAAATTCTGCCTTATTCTGGCATATTTTTATATTATTCGTAATACTTTTTAATAGATAATATATGAATTTTGCCAGATAATATGCAGATAATATTAGATTTTAAATATGATCAAAATATATAGGTCCCATACATGAAGGACTATAATTGATTGCACTTTCTACTGCTAATTTAAGACGTCTATTTATATCTTTATACCCCCGAGTTGTGTAGAGGGAGCCGAAGGCTATGGTGCCACCTGATCCAATGGCCCCTTCGGTGATCTCGTTTAGTTGAAAGTCTGTTGAGTCAAATTCAAAGAGGCGACCACGCACAGCGATCAGGGCCAGGACGCCGCCATCCTTGTCATCGGCGGGGGAAGTAGAAGGACTATATATTCCTATAGCATTCTTATATACTTGACAAAACTTTGTTCTTAAAAACCTTGTTAATTCTTTTCCATTATATCCAGAAGGATCTGGAAGATCAATGGAATGTAATAATTGTCCTAATCCTGTTTCTCCTGCATATCCAATTAAATATTTTCCATTTCTTTGAATCTTAGGATCTATAATAGGAAGAATAATACTATCATCAGATGCCCCCGAATCCGCCGCCATATAGACTTTGCGGGGGGTAGAAAGATTATCTACTATTCCTACTATACAAGTCATTCATAATCCTTAATATATATAAAACATACCTGGATATAATTCTACCATCGTAATACCATATATGTCAATAAGCATATAATATAACGAAGTTATAACAATGCATATATCGGCATTTTTTATATTGACTTCTTAATGCTTTTATGATATAGGTAGGACGCCCCGCCCGTGAGGGCCAGGAGAGGATCGTTACTCCTCGTCCTCGTCCTCGTCAAGCATGTCGTTTATAAACTCATACTCTTCTTCTTTGTCTGCACCTAGTTCATCACAGAGCAGGTCATAGGTCTCGTTAAGGATTTGTAAGCCCTTGTCATTGAGAGTGCAGAGGTCTGACTCCACAGCCACAGCCAAAGGTAAGCCTAAGTCATTGTAGTCAAAGAAGTCATAGTACTTTGGCGTATTGAAGTGCATTTGTATAAAGCCTACTATTAGTGATGACTTTTGTTTAATGTCCATTTCTTAATTTACCCCCGACCATAGTTTGTTTATCATCTGAATATGCTATCACAATATCCTCTGGCAAGTCAATACTATATCTGTCCAGAGCATATTCAATTCCGTCTGCTAGGTTCTTGGCATTGGCAACCACAGGCAGGTCTTGTTGAACAATATACATTGGTATATCATATTTCCATTCAGACAAATGAATACGATTGTCCGACATTAACTCAATTATCTTTTGAGCAACTTTTTCTAATTTCAATTGACACCACCCTTTTTATAGTTTATCATTTGCACAACAATTAGTCAATAGCATATTCGTTTAAGACAATACTAATCTTAGCATCATCTGGCACGGATATAATCTTAGGCTCATCATAGTTGTCTATAACCATTAGATCCCATCCATTATGGGTAGGTATAGTGTCTGTTACCTCGTATACCTCACCTTTAACCTTTATAAGATCTCCACCTTCAATAAAGTTAGGTAGAATCCTATCTACTACTTTATACTCATCCATAGTTAGCATTATATCTCCTATTCTCGATCTAGTTGTACTATGATATTTAACATATCATCATATGGTTTTTCTGTTATGAAGTACCCGATTCTGTTGACGAAGCCCCAGTGATTAACAATACAGGTATGGCCTTCTTCGTCATCGATATAGGTCCAGATACGGTTTGGTTCACTGTGACCAATAGCAGCCACATGGTCATACTCCTCACCGTAGGTCTCAAACATAAGACCTCCATTGCCATCGTTAAATGAAGCATTCTTATCTAAGTGGTTTACCATTGGTTTAAAATGAAACTCCCACTCTTCTATAGATAACAATACTTGATTGTAGTATGGTGAGTCTGGATTAATATCTGGGTCCAAGCAACTGCACAACTCATTGCCACAGAAGTCACAGCCCTCTTCGAATACTGAGAATGGTTCAGGAGGAACTTTACTCATTGCCATCGTCCTCAAGCACAACACTAATTATGCATTCATCTAAAGCACCGTCAGAATATTGAACATGGTCCATATAATTCATATTCATATATTCTTCGATTGCTGTTTCTAATTCATCAGTGTCATCATCAAAGTCAGTCATGTCTGCAAACTCAGGATAGATATCTTGAATTTCTTCAGCAGACAAACTTACGTTAGCCCACATTTGAAGACTGACCTCAACACTATCTATGTACTTAGCCATTCTGTTTCCTTTCCCAGTTTAGTCGGTGCCACTGAATATCATATAACAGATTGGACACTTCTACAAGTGCGTCCATTCTTGCACACATAATATCCAATTCTTCTTTAGTCCAAGTAGGCATATCCATTTGCCATGAAAGGTCAGCCATAAGAACTTTTAATCTACCTGATAAAATTTCATCTGTAGATATATTGTATTTAAAATAAGACTGTAATTGTCTTAGTTCTTTATCTTCTTCTACCATGCGTTCTCCCTTGGCTCGAATCCTGTTGGTGGTGCTGGTTCATCTACAATATCTTGAAACTCTTGTAAAGTCAAGTCTGGTCCGTCTAAGTCAACGGGTATCCAATGACTATCTACTTCACCCTCTTCTACCTTACAACCCTCTGGTAGTTGTTCATCCACATCCCAGTATGCGTCATAGGCTTTCTCAGCAGTTTCTAAATCAGGTGCCGTAATGTGATACCACGTTCCTGATAGTACATCAAATGTAGGCATTAGTAACCTGCCTTACATTCTGAGTTGTGACCAACTGTAAAGTTGCAACCACATACCCAATGATGACAATTACATTTGTCTGACATTATTCCTCCACCTTAATCATATAGGCTAGTACCTCTAGACTATTACAATTAACACAATCACAGTTAACCACATGACCCTCTACTTTGTCAAGCATATCTGTAAGTATTTTTGAAATCGGGGTATCTAGATCAAAATCCATAATGTCCCTCTCTAACATAAAATGAATAAGCCTGGGCAAATCTATTCCATACTCTTAATCCATCACAATTTTTACAATAGAATGATCCTGGAATATCTGAACATTCCCATTTACAATTGTCTCCTTGTTTGGTATCATACCAACATAGATCATAATCCTGCATCTGAGAATCTCCTTTCAATTTCTTTTACTATGTCATTAGTTAATCTATTATTAATATCATCTAGATTAAAGTCCCAGAATTCCATTGCTTGGTCATGTACCCATCTGGTAACATCCATCCATGCAGTTTCACCATAAAAGGTTTTAGCAT